AGTAAGGTAAGTAGTGCAGATTATAATTTTTACACATCAGCAAGTAGTAATATTAAATTTATTGATGGGGGAACTGGAAGTTGGGTTGGTGATAGTTCATATGGTAAAACAGCTGCTATAGATAAAAATCCAATATATTTTGCTCATTTCCAAAAATCATTTTATAATTTCTCTATTTTTAATACTGTTGATTATTTATTAGATCAATTAATTGAAGTTCCATTTGGCGATATTCAAGGAACAGATATAGATCCTAAAAGTCTTCAAATTGAAGGAGATAATGAAAAATTACAAGATGTAGTTTCTACATTTGAAAAAAATAGAAAATTATCAGCTGTTTATGATAGTGAAATTTTTGAAGGTGTTAATTATAGTTTAAATTCTCTTGACAAATTATCAATTGTAAATCCAGGATCTAAATATATAACAACAACAACAAATCAAATTGATCAAGATCAAATAGTTAATACAGGTTCATATAGAAGATTTCCTAAAGAATTACTTTTAGTATCAACTGATGTAAATAATAATTTCAATTTCTTTTTTGATGAGACTGATACTATGATGGTAACTGGAAGTGGAACATTAACTTTAAGTGGATCTTTGAGTCAACAAGTAATGTTATATACTAATAGAATCCAAACTAACGCTCAAATAAATACCCCCGCAGCTGATTTCCCTACTCCTTTCGTTTATACAGGGTTTGCAGGTCCATTTTTATCAATAATACATAATTACAATTATTGTGTTAAAAATGAAATTACAAATGATGCTAGTTTTCTAACAGCTCCTGAAAGGTTTTTTGGTGGGGTGCAAGGGGGAATAGATCCTGAAAGTATAGATAATTATTTTAGATTTAATTCTTCATTATCAGGTTTATCTCGATATGAAGATGTTAATGAACCTTTCCTAATAGAAAGAGGAGATGAAATTAGAGTAACATATGATTCCGCATCCCTTACCTTTGTACAAGATTTTACTGTTTTAGGAGTTTCTCAAACTTTTTATTCTGCATCAGCAGCTGATAATAATTTCCAATTTTATACTAACTTTAATTCAATTACAACTGGTTCTATTAATCCTAGAGGAAGTTTTTCAGCATATATGTATGACGAAATTTCAGTTTCTCCTGACCCATCAACATTAACAAACCAAATACCTGGTGGAAATATTAATTCATACACCCATAGAAAAAGAAGGAATGCTGATAATGTAGTAAATGCAGTTTCATCCCCACCTTCAGGATCAAATGGAGCAGAAACATATTCAGGTGGTGGGTATATTATACCAAATGATTTAACAGTAACACAAAAAAGAAATGTCCAAACCTTAATAACTCAGTTAAAAGCTAAAAATGCTTTTAGAAATGATGATAACGGATAAAGAAACTTGGATAAAAATTAAAAAAATCGTATATTTATAACTAAAACAATAATTCAACAATGGGATATTTAAATAATCAAATAGTAACAATTGATGCCATCCTTACCAAAAAAGGTAGAGAGCTTCTAGCTAAAGGTGATGGTACATTCAATATTACTCAATTTGCTCTAGGAGATGATGAAATCGATTATACTCTATACAATCCAACACAGCCATCAGGTTCTGCATTTTATGGAGAAGCAATTGAAAACATGCCTCTTTTAGAAGCATTTCCGGATGAAACACAAATGTTAAAATATAAATTGGCTACTTTACCTCGTGGTACAGCTAAAATGCCTATTATTTCATTAGGGTTAACAAGTGTAATACTTAAACAAACAGCACAAACATCAATAACACCACAAACTCTAAATTATTTAGATAATAATAGTACTACAGAACCTTCAGGTTATGTGTTTACTATTTCAGATGTTAGATTGATGAGTGCATTTACTGCTACTGGAGTTGATTCAGCAGCTGCACAAGCTTTAAACACAACAAGTCCAACAATAACTAACGGTACAAACGTTTCAAGAACAAGTATAGGAACTACACTATCATTACGAGCAACCGGAGTAAATACATTATTTGGTTCTCAAACCGCTTTATATGCGACATTAAATGTAATTGGTAGAGATAGTGGAGCAAGATTGCAAGTACCAGTTATTGTAAATAAAACAACAACATAAAAAATATATAAAACATGGGATTTAAAAGACTCGATCCAGAAGATTTAGTATTAAGTAATGAGGCTGTAACAACTGCAGCCTGGAGTAATAATGCTCCTACTTTAACATCATTTTTCACATCTTCAACACAAGCCGGAGCCGCAAGTAGTACATCAGAATTTTATTTTGATATTTACCAAACAGCATCAGGAGATACTTCGGCTGCTGTTCAATTTGGAATTGCATATTGTGATTCTGTAGGTAGTGGTAGTACTTTTTATAATGTTCTTGTAACAGGATCTTCTCCAACAAGAACTAATTATGGTCAATATCGTACTTTAGTTTTAGGAGATGAAAATGCTGAATTTACATTTGGAAATGAAACAACCGAATATTTTTATGTTCTTAATATAGAAAGAGCACGTTATAAAGAAACATTACTAGAAGGAACAATGACACTTAATCTATCAGGTTCAGGAGGTAATATTTCATTGACCGATGATAGTGGGTTAGGTGGGGCTGTTACATTTACAGATGCAGGTAGAAGATTTAATTTAGTTTCAGGTTCAGCTGGATCAGTTTATACAAGTGTTGATGCTAATGGTTGGACTGCTAATTCAGGATCCTATGGTTTCTTTTTACCCGATGTAGGTTTAATTTTATTAAATGGTGAAGCATTAGATGGACCTACAGCTGGAGGTGGAATTGCTTTAGGAACAACTAGAGGTTTTGATACTGCTAATTATAATCAAAAGTTAGTTTATAATTCCCTTAACTTAGCTGGAACAGGTGGTTTAGGATTTACTCTTAACTCAAAAGAAACATTGTCATCTGATTTTGTTTTTGTAAGAGCAAGAAATGCAGAATTTAACTATTCTGAAAATCCATCATTTATATCAGGTTCAACAGGTGAAGTATTATTTAATTCATTTATTGATAACCCTCAAACATATATTACAACTGTAGGTTTATATAATGATAATAATGAATTATTAGCTGTTGCTAAATTATCAAGACCATTGCTTAAAGATTTTACAAAAGAACTTCTCGTAAGAGTTAAGTTAGACTTCTAATGAATGAGTGCATTCAAACAATTAAACACAAAGGACGTTACTATAACTCCATTTGATGTCAGCAAAGAATTTTCTTTTACTGGCACAGCTATGACAGCATCTGATGTTGGAATTGAAGTTTATAATGGTCAAAAAAGTTCTTTTGATGTATTTAACCCATCCCCAACAAACCAAACAGGATTTGTTGATAAACAATATATAGATCTTGTATATAATAGTGCAAAGCAATTATATTACACAAACTATTTATCTTCAAGTAGAGGAGATTTAGCTCCCACCCAAAGTATAATTCCAGGGGTAAATAGATCAGATGATAGGTTTATAGGTCCTAGAAATACTCCTAGCTTTGAAAATTATTTACAATCATCACTAACACAATCAAGGTTTTTACCGACAGATAGTAGAATATCAGTAGTATCTATACCTGCAAAACTTTTTGGAGAAAATATAGTTCCATATACATTTGAACTTGAATATACAAACTCATTGGGAGCAGGTAACCAAGCATATAATATTACAGATGATGGTGAAGGAAATATAATATTAAATTCAATAACAGGGTCTGCTGGTGTAGGTTCAGTTGGAGATGTTGTAGGGCAAATATTTTATTCCCATGGTATTTCGGTTTTTACCACGAGTTCAGTAGCAAATTTAGGTAAACAAATGTTTACTATATCTAATTTAGATGATCTAACTATTAATTTCCAATCATCACTTAGAATATACGAAAATCAATATAAATGTACTATCAATGAAAATGAATTTCAGTTTTCATTAAACCCAACATTATTATCAGGAAGTAATAATGATGTATATTATGATTTTGTAACTGGTTCATTTTTTACCCCATACGTTACTACAGTGGGATTATATAACGAAAGCAACGAATTATTAATGGTAGGAAAATTATCAAACCCAATTCCTATCTCTCAAGAAGTCGACACTACTATAATAGTCAATTTAGATACTTAAATAATCAATTATGAATTGGATTTATGAAAATAAGGAAATCGAAAAAATATCCGATTTCCCGGATAACACACACGGATTTGTCTATAGAATAATACATAAACCTACAGGTAAAGAATATATAGGTAAAAAAATACTACAATTCACCCGTAAAGTAAAATTAACCAAAAGAGAATTAGCTGAATATGAAGGTGTAGTAGGTAGAAGACCTGCTTACAAACTTGCAGTAAAAGAATCTGATTGGCAGACATATTGGGGTTCAAATAAACATCTAAGAGAGTTTATGGATAACGAACCACTAGAAAATTTTGAACGTCGTATAGTAATTTGTGCTCCGTCAAAAAAGTTATTAACTTACTACGAAGTAAAATATCAAATGATATATCAAGTATTAGAAAAACCAGATGAATTCTTTAATGATAACATTTTAGGTAAGTTCTACACTAGAGACTTTGATATGTAAACATTCTTTCGTATATTCCGCGTTATGATAAATGAACTACTTGTAAATTTAGTAGATTCTGTATTAGGAAGTGGTAAGAGAACAGCAAGAGGTAACAAAGCATATCATTGCCCTTATTGCAATCACCACAAACCTAAATTGGAAGTCAATTTTTCCCAAAATAAAAAAGGATATAATCCTTGGCATTGTTGGGTTTGTAATAAGAAGGGAAGTCGTATTTCTTCTTTGTTTAAGAAAATTTCTGCTTCTGTAGAAAAATTTGCAGAACTAAAAAAATTGATTGGATCCGAAGTTGAGGTTAAGAGAGAAAAATCAGCAGTACAATTAAAATTACCTCAGGAATATAAACCCATTTTAGGAAGCAAAGATATATTAGCTAGACATGCATTTTCATATCTTAAGAAAAGAGGGATTACTATTGATGATATTGAAAAATATAATATAGGATATTGTGAAACAGGTAGATATGCTAAAATGGTTATTATCCCATCATATGATGAAAGTGGTAATTTAAATTATTTTACAGGACGATCATTTGAAAAAGACCCATATATCAAGTATAGAAACCCCGAAGTATCGCGCGATATAGTTCCATTCGAATTGTTTATCAATTGGGATATACCACTTGTGCTATGTGAGGGACCATTTGACGCTATAGCCATTAAACGCAACGCTATACCGTTGTTAGGTAAAAATATACAACGAAATTTAATGAAAAAAATTGTCACTTCTAAAGTTGAAAAAATATACATAGCTTTAGATACTGACGCCCAAAAGCAAGCTGTGAAGTTCGCTGAATATTTTATAAACGAAGGTAAAGAAGTTTACTTTATGGATTTGGATGATAAAGACCCCAGTGAAATGGGATTTGAAAAATTCACAAATTTAATTCAAAACACCTATCCCATAGACCAATATGGCTTAATGGAGAGGAAATTACAATTATTATGAGTAAAAAACAGATCAAGCATTCGTATAACAGGATTTTAGAAGTCTCTGATGATGCGAAGCAAATTACAATGCCAGATTCTAGATATTATCGTAGAAATGGTAAATATTACCCATCAATTACCTATGTTTTAGGTTCATATCCAAAAGGCAAATTCTTTGAGGATTGGTTAAAAAAAGTAGGATATTCATCTGAGTATATTGTTCGTAAAGCAAGTGAACAAGGTACCCAAACACATGAAATGATTGAAGATTACCTAAACGGTAAAGAATTAAATTTCTTATCTCCATCAGGTTATCCACAATATGATACATTAGTGTGGCAAATGTTTTTACGTTTTGTTGATTTTTGGGAAACTTATAAACCAAAATTAATTGAAACCGAAGTACATTTATTCTCAGATAAGATTAAAGTAGCAGGTACTTGTGATATGGTATGTGAGATTGAAATTGATGGGAAAGTTGAACGATGGGTTATAGATTTCAAAACATCTAACCATTTACAAACAACTTATGATTTACAAGGAGCAATATATGCCCAATGCTATGAAGAATGTTTTGAAAAATCAGTAGATAGAGTTGGTGTATTATGGTTAAAATCATCCAAGCGAGGTCCTAAAGATGGTAAAATGCAAGGTAAAGGATGGGAAATATATGAATCAAAACGTACACAAGAAGAAAATATTGATATTTTTATGACTGTTAAAAAGTTATTTGATTTAGAAAATCCTAAACATGCCCCAATATTCACGGAGTTTAGAACGCAAGCTAAGAGGGATTTGTAATATTTATAACAAAAACATTCAATGATCAGTTTAATGCAATTACTAAAAGAAGTACAGGGTCAACCTAAAGCTATAATTTTAGCAGGAGCACCAGGTGCAGGTAAAGGATATGTTTTAAAAGGTTTAGATTTAGGTGGATTAAAAATAATGAATGTAGATAATATCTATGTTAATTTACTTAAAAAAGCTAATGTATCTTTAGATCTTAAAAATGCTACCCCTGAAGAAAGAAGTGAGCAAGCTAAGCAAATGGCTGCTGCAAATAAAGAATTCAAAGGTGATTTGGAAGATACAATTAAAGGTAAAGAATCATTTATCTTAGATGGTACAGCTGCTTCATATAAAAAAACAGCTGAGTTAAAGAAAGAATTAGAAGAAGCAGGATATGATGTAATGATGCTTTATGTTTATACTGATTTAGAGCGTTCGCTAAAACAAAATGAAAGACGATTTGAAAAATCAGGTGGTGAAGATAGAAGTTTAGCACCCGCAATTGTAATGCGTACTTGGAAAAGTGTAACTGATAATATAAAACCTTATTTTGATTTATTTACTCCTAATTTTATTGCTGTAGCTAATACATTAGAAGGTGATAAAATTGAAGATATAGAAAAGATAATTCAAAAATATCTTACCCCATTTGCCCCTAAAGGTACTAAACCAAAAACCCAAGCTCAACAACAAAAATCAGATGAGCAAAAAGCAAAATTAAATGCTGAAATACAAGATATGTTAGATGATGAATTCATGGGTGAAATGAAATCTTATGCTATATCTAGAGAAGAAGCACAAATGCGTATAAAACAATTTTTAAGAAGCTAAAATGAATCAATTAACTAAATT